GCCCTGCTGACAAAATCAGTTTTCAAAGAGGCTTTTCTGCTCGCAGTCGTGGGGCTTGATGTCGAGTATTTTCTGCACACGCTCTATCTCGGCATCAATCTCCCGCTCGACCGCCTTGCTCTGCTCCAACGCACCCCTGCTTCGGGTCTTGAAATACTCCCTTTGCAGACGGCGCATGAGGCACACCCTGTCAAAGAACTGTCGGCTATTCATCGGCTGTGTGGTATTTCGCCTCATAGACCTCGACAATGGCTGTCTCGGCGACTGCGGCGACCTCGTAGTCTGACACCGTGCCTTTCATTCGCTCATCAAAGTGCTTTAAGGCGGCGTGTATGCCGCAAGCCTGCACGAGGATATAAGACGCGCTGCGTTTCTCCTGCATCGTCTTTTCGTTGAGCGTGACGAAGTTCACCTTTACCTTGAACCATTTGTCATCATCGCCCGCATCGCTCCAAAAGACTTCGGAGATATTGCTTTTCTTGACCGCCGAGACGGAGAAATCGCCCGACATATAAGGCGTTATCTCATCGGTGATGCGCCGCTCCGCTTCGGTGAAGCTCATGGCATCCACCAGATACGGCTCTGTCACGGTCTTTTGCAGACCGTCCTCCATAGTCTTGGAGTACTTGACTTTCGTCTCAATGTAATGTTTCATCGCTGTAAAGATTTTGATGTTAAATGAATAATCTGCGTTGGATATAGGGCAATACCTTTGCCCTCGCATCGTTGTAAAATTTCTTGTTTACCTCGAAGCCGTATGCCTTTCTTTCAAGGTTGGCGGCTGCAAGGAGTGTCGTGCCGCTGCCTGCGCAAGGGTCTATCACCACATCGCCCTTGTCGGTGAATATGTCGATAAGCTGCTCCAACAGCGGCACAGGCTTCTGTGTCGGATGAATATGCGCAGTTCTGGTGTCTCGCACCCAATCGAAACAGTTGTATATCATCCTGCCGTGGTTATTGAACTTCGGGAGCTTGTCACGATACAGAACCAATCCGTATTCACAGTTGCCGACAATCTTCATGTTGGCTTTGAGGACTTGCGCCGAGAAGTTCTTGCGGAACACGAGGTTTATGTAGTGGTTAAGCCCGTATTTCTTTCCGAGGCGTATGAACTCAAACTGCTGCTCGAACTCGCAGAACAGCACCATGCAGGGCGACTTGCCCGCCTGTTTCGGCTCTTTGACGAGCATCTTGGAACAGAAGTGCATGAACTCTGCGGGGCGGAACTCGCTGTCGGAGGAGAAGAACTGCTTGCCCGCAAGCTCGCTCTCGCCGTTCTTATTATCGCCGTCCAAATACCAAGCGGGATTTGATGCGTAGGCGTTCTTTCCGAGGACGTATGGCACATCGGTGAGGATTAATTGTGCGTGGGGTATTTGTTTTGAGCGAAAATTTTGGAAACTGTCGTTAAATAGCACAGGCATCATATCTTTCTCCATTTGTAACCTCCTGCTGTTTTATTCTTACCTATAATGACTTGCTCAATAGACCCTCTATAAACGCCAATAGCTCTTTCTGCTGCTTTGATAGAGGGATATATTTCGCCCGTCTCAATGCACATAACCTTTTTACAGTTATGTGGTTTATAACCTAATTCGTGGTATGCGTGTTTAATATTGAAACTCCTACTACACCATTCAAGATTATTAACGGCGTTGTTAGTCTTATCACCATCTTTATGGTTTACTTGTTCTAATTTATCGGGATTAGAGAGGAATGCAGATGCGACAAGCCTGTGCACACATAAAGCCTTTGTCTTTCCTCCTTTGCGAAGCCAAACCAAATAATAGCCATTGTTCTGTATATTCGGTTTTAATACTTTGCTCGGGCAAATGAAGATATGGTTATTCTTGCAATGCCGTGGTCTATCCACACTCCTTATACGCCCAAGATTGGACGCTTGATAGATACCCTCGTATTCGGGTATATCTCGCCATTCTTCCATGTCATTATACAATAAGGGGGGGGTAATTGAGTCTCTTTCATTCATAGTGTGCGAAATGATTAGTTTTCCTTATCTTCTTCCTCGACAACCCTAATGCCCAGCTCGTAGAGGTGATGGCAACTCTCATGGATGTTCACGAACTCCTCACGGGGCGGGAAGATTTGCGCCACCTGCATATTGTTCGGCATGAACTTATAGCGAACCTCTTTCAGCTCATAATAGCCGATAGGGTGCTTTGAGGCACAGGACAAATGCCATAGCGCATCCTCCTTGTTGATGAAGATGTTTTTGCCTTTGTATTGGTAGAAGCCAGTCTCATAAATGCCGTATTCGTCCTCGATGCGTTCCGCGATGAACTTTATCGGGAGCTTCTTCAAAGCCAACGGCAGCGGCTTCTTGTAGGTCTTTAATTCTTTGTCTGTCATAAATCGAAAAGTGTTAATTGTCTGTTGTCGAACTTTTGTCTTGCTATCTCGGCGAGGATATTCTTTAAGTCGGCAATGAGCGACTTTGCGGTTGAGTATTCGCCTGTCAGAGGATTGCGCGTGCCTCGCTCTTTATATTCTTGCAACTGCCGCTCCGCATACTCCTTGCAGCGGTCAAGCCCTGCATCGGTCGCCTCCCGCTTCGTCTGAAAGCCTTTGCCTTGAATGGAGCAGCAGTCGCCGAAGCCGCTTGTGTGCAGCGACATCTCCGCTCCGAACCTCCATAAGCCGTCAAGCAAGGCGACTTTCACCAAGTATCGGCAACGCTCGTTGTCATATCGTGCGGTGATTTCGGGATTGGTGCAAACGCCGCAGTCGTTGATGACATACTCCGCCATAGTCAGAAAGCGATGTTATAAGGTTTGCCTTTGAGCGATGGCCGCTTGCTCTCCACGAATGCCGTAAGCTCCTCCTCATATATCGGGAACAAAGGGCAGAAACGGTAATGCAGGGTGCAGACAAAGCGGCCTTTCAGCATCACATCGAAAGTGAGCGTCTTCATTCCGTGCCTCCTTTCCAGCCATTGAGGGTATATTTGGCGAAGCATACTGGTCTGCCCGTTATGCGGCTGTGCCTGTTCATCCGCTCCGCCGTGATGTCGTAGCCCTCCCTGCGGAGATTGAAGATGATTGCGCCGAGCCTGTAAACTCCGTATTCGCGGAGTGCCGTCAGCGGCTCGATGCTCTTGTAGATTTTCAGATGGTCGGCAATCATCTGTTTCTGTGTGCGTGTCTCTTTCATTTCGTGTTATTTTTAAGTCGTTCAAGTTGCTTGCTGACCCTCATTGAGGTGTCGGCTATATTCAGACCACAGGCAAGCGCAACGCAGTGTTCGAGCTTGCAGCCCTTGCTGTCCTGCCAGCCCTCGCAAAAGATTACGCCGCCGCAGTCGGCAAGGTCGTGCAGGTCTTTCCTGTAATGTTCCTCAATGGGAGCGTCGGCACTGATGCCGTTCTCCAACGGGTTTACAGGCGTGAAGCCCTCCCTTTCGAGCCACCATGCAACGCCAGCGGCATACGCATTGCGCTCTTTGAGGTCGTAACCAGTGATTGGGAGCGAGATATAAACCCGCATTGAGCGTTCAGACTGTGATTTGGCACGGCGATATTCGATGTCGTTATCATTCACCTTGTCGATGCACCACGTAACATCCTCTTCGGCAACCTTGCTCACGTCCTCGATATTCTCAACGTAAGCGTCTCCGTGGATTTGGAGATATATCTTTTCGGGTATCTGTTTCATCTCTCGCCTCCTTTCAGTTTCTCGCATTCCGCATTGATGAGTTCTTGGAACTTCATAGCGTCCTCGATAAAGCCCTTATCCAAAAACTCTTTCTTCATTCGGGTAAGAAGTTCGAGATATACGATTGTGTGCCGCGTGAAGTCGGCTTCCTCCAACGCTTTCAAGTCATCTTGCTTGCGTTCGATGCGCTGCAACCATTTCGTCACGATGCAGCAGATGAACACCACCGCGCAAGTATTGACGAGCGTCAGCAGTATCTTGATTATGATTTCAATTATTTCCATTGTCTGAAACTTTGTTGTGTTTTAGATATTCGTTGAAACTATCTTCCGTCAAGCCGAGAAAATCCAATGCTCGCTGTATATCTTCTTCGGGTATCACCCTCCGACCGTCATCAAGCACGCACACGGTGATTTCCAGCCCTTGCGTAATGCTGATTTTGCCCTCTCGGATGACTTTCGGTATTCTCGTGGTCGTTTCCATTGTAGCGTTGAGTTTGGGCTTATCTGATTATTTCTATCAGCTCGCAGTCGATATAGTTCTCTCTTGCGAGCTTCAATGTCGAGTACAGGGCATCGTCATTGCCTATCGTCTGCACAGGCACGAGCGGAACGCCCTTGTAGGCGAGCCATAGGGCTTGCTTGTATTCTCTCACTTGGATGTCTCGCTCCGCCGCGTTGATGCGGCGCAAGCGCAGACGCTCCTCCTTACTGTACTTGCGGCGGCAGATATAAGCCTTGACCGCCGTCTTGATGTTTGTGATGGCTGCTGCCATTGTCATAGAATTTGATATTTGCTTGTTTCCTTGCGTTTTCCCGCAATTTCTCGGCGAAGATGACTAATTCTATATCCCGACCGAAGAAAGCGCGTCAGAACGCCTTATTTTGATTTCTGATTTCTGAAAGAGCCGTCCTCGAAGATTATCACGTCGAGCATCTCATTGAAGCGGTCGGCGATGCGCCCTCCGTAACGCTCCCTAATCTCCTCTGCCTTGTGGTTCGTGGTGATGAGCGTGAACAGCTGCTCATTGTAGCGGTATTCAAGCAGGTCGATGATTGGTGTCAGCTCGTTGCCGTAGTCCAGCACCTCCCTCGGCTCTCGCCCCATGTCGTCTATCGCAAGCATATCAAGGGTGCGTATGTCGCGGAAGCGGTCATAGTCCTTTGAAAGCATGGCGATGTCCTTTGCGCTCATTATCCTCACGCTCTTGTCTTCCTCGAAGAGGTGCAGGGCGTTCAGGTAGCTCAACGCCGAGCGGAAGGCGTAGAGCAGCGTGGTCTTGCCGTTGCCGCACGTTCCGCAGAGCATTATCCCGAACCTCGGCTTTTCAGCCGTCAGAGACTTTGCGAGGCTCGCGATGCTTGCGAGGCAATGCCTGTCGGCGATGAAATCGCGGTGTCGGTATTCGACCTCCGCCCTGTATGCGGCGAGCAGGACACTGTATGCCTGCTCCTGCGTGAGCGGGAACCTAAAACGAAGTCTTGTAGTCTTTCGACGAAGTAGCAGAGAAGTCAGCTTCTCCACGTCTATCCTCGCGTCTTTGCTTATAATTTCCATTTTGCTGATTTCTTTCTTTTTCGGATTTCTGCCAAGTGGCGACCGCCGCCCGCCAGCTCTTCATTTTGTTCTTGCCGACCATCCAGCCCTTGCTCTCGTAGAAGTAGAAGAACCGCTCCGCATCCACGGCGTAGCCCTTTTCTTCGATATATGATTTTATCTCTTCAAGGGTCGGTGTCTGAAAAGGGCTCGCCCTTTTCTTTGACTCTACTTTAGTAGAGTTTTCTTTTATATTCTTTATTCTTATATTCTTATTAGGTTGGCAAGGTTTGGGTAAAGTCTGTTGTAAAGTCTGTTGTAAAGTCTGTTGTAAAGTCTGTTGTAAAACAGGCTCTATAACTTCTTCGTTTTCAGTCGCTTTCATATCATTTTCTGATAGTAAGGTTTGAGAAAAACATTTATCATCGTCTGATATAAAATTTTTTGAAAGGTCTTGATAAAGGCTATAATTGGCAATAGTTATAAGATTAATGAGCTTTGAACGCTCAATCGTTATCTTACCGTCTATCTCCATTTCTTTCAAGCGGTTAGCGACAGTAGGATGAGAGAGTTTCCAGCGTTGCGAAAGCTCCTTTACAGAGATAGCGACCTGCCCTCTCTTGACGGTAATCTTATTGCCACGAATATAGAATACCCTCTCATCTTTCCATTCAGCAAGCAGGAGCAGGTCAATCCAGCACATAGCCCGATTGAAACGCTCGCCGAAATAGCCTCGCATCTCGGTAATCTTCCTGCTTATCTTTATCCACCCTGCTGCCATAGCTCATCATCGTGCGATAAAGGCGAAGTCCGCCCAGATGTCGATGAACTGCCGTCCTGCATACTCTGCCAGCCTCTCCGACTTGAAGGCAAGCCGAGAGCCGTAGCCCGAGTACGAGAACGATGACGCAATGTCCGCATCCGCATAGACGAGACCGCCATACGCAACCGAGTCGCCGCCCGACCGACCAACGACACGGCTACGGTCATCTTCGTTCATATCGTCAAGCTCTTGCTTGGTGTATATTCTGAACCACGGATACCAGCGTTCCTCATCTTCCGTGAACTGCGGTTGCCAGCCCTCATTGAGTGCGATACAGATGATACGCAGACGCAGATATGCGAGCAAGTCCGCGCTCGTGTCATCATTCTGCCAGCAGTACTCTTTCACGAGCGGATGGTCTTCGCCGAGTTCGTTATAGGCATCGTCAAAGGTCTTGATGCGCTCCGTTACATCCTTTGGCTTTTCGGGCTGCTCATCGACAAGCGTAAGCACTCCGTTCACCCATTCGGCTTTTTTGCCGTTGGGTATCTCAATCGTTATTGTCTTGTTGCTCATTTTGAATTTTATTTAAGCGTTGAATTATCTTCTTTGTCTACCTTACGGCATTGTTGAGCCGTGTACTTTTTGCGAGAGCGTCCGCACTGACATTCTCCATTATCAGCGGGAGTGTCCGCAATAGCGTAGTGATTATGTCATTCGGGATAATTCTCATAGAAAAGCAATATTTCCCTCTTTCTCCTGCCATTTCAAGCATTTAGGCGATGTATGCGAGATATACGCATTCCATGTTTTAGCGAGAAGATTACTGCGGACAGGCGCAATCATCTTCTGTAATGCAGTCTTATCACGGATAAGCATATTACGATAAAGATTGATTGCAGGACAATCGTTATATGTCCCAATGCACAAAGAGCTGAAAAATGCTTCTACGTGAGCCTGTGAATGTTTGAGCACTTTGATTAGATATGCCATGACAGCATATATCTCGCTATGCTTAATTATGCGTCCTGCTTCATAGAATTTTATCGACACCCGATAGAGGTCTTGATAAAATTCGGGAGTGCGCTGATATTCTGCAAGCAAATCATAAGGGGTAATCTTATTTGAACGGTATGCAGAACAGCCCACGAATATATTTCTGCCTTTTTCTAACATCCCGAGCTTTCCCAATCCAGCGGCAATGGCTTTCGCGTTCTTCACACCTGCGATAGTGAATATATCGCCAGCGGAACGCCCTCGCGTCAAATCTATAGTCTTAAACGCTTCTTCACTGATACCCCTCGTTACTACGGTTTCTATTGAAGTACCACTTTGGATGATAGCATATAAGCGATGCTGTCCATCGAGTAACTTTCCATTATCTGCAAAGATTATCGCTTGACCATTCATTTGCCATTGACCACGACTCATTTGGTCTGCAAGCACATCAACGCTTTTATTCGCGAGAGAGCGATTGAAAGTATTATATTTCAAATATTCTTTCGCTATTTCGGGCGTGATAGTTTCTACTTTACTACTAAACATAATTCTTGATTTAATACGGTTCTTTATTCAGTTGTAGCGTTAGCCCTTTCCTTGCGATATACACAGGCTTTCCCGATACCTCTTCGGCTTCCCTCTTGAATTGCTCCGCATCGCTGTTATTGCCGCTCAAATGGAGCAAAATAACCTCGTTGACGGCTGACAGGTCATTGCACCGCAATATCCCTTTTGCCGTCTGCAATTCCATGTGGGAGTGAAGCAGACGCTCTCGCATACCAGCAGGGACAATCGCATTGTCGATATTGTATTGCAGGATAGCGTCATCATAGTTGGCTTCAAGCATTATATGATTGAGCTTTGGCAACCGATATTCAAGCATCATCGTGTCTGTGATGAAAAGCAGCTTCCCGATTTCGTCATGCTCGATTATAAAGCCGACGCACGGCACATCGTGGACTACCGAGAGGGGCAATATTTTGAACCCTCCCACCTTGTAGCCGCGCATCGGCTCTATCTCCTTGCAGAACGCTCGGTTGGCGATGCCCTTGCTCTCGAATACATCGGGCAGGGCAAGCACCGTTATACCGCTTTTCAGATAATCGCAAATGTATTTGGCATGGTCATTATGTCTGTGGCTCACCAAGCAGCCCTTGATGTTCGATATTTTGAATTTGAGAGCCTTTTTCACTTCGAGCATGGGAATACCCGCCTCAATGATTAAGACCTCGTCAGAGCGCAAGGAATGCAGTATATAGCAATTCCCCGAAGATGAGCTGCCGAGACATTTCAGAACCATAGCCAAATACTTTCTTGAAAGGGTCAATATCCAGGCTCGGCAGGAGCGGAGGCGGCAGCGTCCGCATCGGCGGCTTGCTGCTCCGTCTTGATTTCGCCAGTCTCTGTATCTACCTCCTCGTATGAGACTTCCGCAGAAATCTCCTGCTTGTTGGCGTTCTCCGCGATTAGCCCATTGCGGTCTTGCTCGTCTATCTTCTCATCGGCGGCGACGGCATCCATCATCTCAACGGATAGGTGTCCGTATTTCGAGAGCAGACGGCGGACAACGGTCTTTATCGCCATGTCGTTGAAGTTTCCCTCCCAGCCTACTTGCTTGCTGACGTTGCCGTCGTTGGCTTTCGCCATAAGCTGCTCAACGGTGGTGTCTTTGCGGATGCTCGGAGAGTAACGCTTCGCATACTTCGCCATCTCTGCAAGCGGCACATATAGCGTCTTGTTGAAGCCATTGAGAAGCTCGAAGTAGCAGAAATAGCCGACAATCTTGTCTGACTTCCTCTCTCCGTCAAAGGTGATTGTGCCTGTGAGCTTGTTCACGCTCCGAAGCTCGCCCTCATAGACGCAATCGGCGTTGA